TTTATCCTGAAGGAGATACACAGCTTTGCGTTATACACCATCAAACAGCGTTCTTTGCGCTGTCGATAATTCAAACCGTTTCTTTGCTGCATTGTAGTAATCATCGTCAATTTCACAGCCCACAAAATCAACACCGAAGTAATGCGCGGCTATGGCGCTTGATCCACTGCCCAGGTGCGTGTCTAAAATACGCTGTCCGGGCTTGGCATAGTTGTGCAGTAGCCAGTCGTAGAGTTTTACGGGTTTTTGGGTGGGATGTATTGTTCTGTCTTTTAAAAGCTCAACCCTGTTATAAGTCACTTGCCGTGTTGGTTTATTGAATGAACTGTAAGCAAGTTCACCATCGCTCATCGTTAAACCTTCCTGGCCTTTAAACCAAAATATCCATCCTTTCGACGGTTTTGTTAAATGCTCAACAAAGTAATTGCCCCAAATATTATTTGGTTATTACTGACCCTGGCCAATTCGTTAAAATATTCCTTAGTAGGTATGCAATTATCCCATTCTTTTCTTTCGTGATGCTTCCTATTGTGCTTTGGGTTTCTGTTCTTTAATTGCTGTTTTTGTCCATCAATTCCAAGTCCGTAAGGCGGATCAACAATCGCCAAATCAAAAGCCTTATCCGGCAATGTTGCCATATACTCCATGCAATCTATGTTTAGCAACTCAATCATTAAAACCTAACTGTGTTTCTGTTTTTTCCATAGCATTATTGATTATTTTGGTAGGTGCCTAATTCTAGTTATGCGACTACTGGCCTAATAGTATTTATATACGCATCATATCCTTTGTTAATTGTTACGACCCCTTTTTCAGTACGGATTATAAAATCAATTCCATCATGATCAAGTACCCCTTTTGTTGGCCCCACCCACATGTTAGGATTTTCTACGCTAAAATACACATTAGTGCCTATTGCGATTGCTCCATATGCGTTGTGCATAACAGTGCGCTCAACCGGAGCGCGGTCGTTTGGTTCTTTGTTCATATTGTCTCCTGGGCCGAGCCCGGTTAGCTTTGCGTTAGGCACCAAGTTTTTTGTCACCAATGCGCTTAATAGTTTGCCGAAAACCACACCACTTACACCAAAGCTGTGTATCTCCTTCAGGATAAATTGGGGGAGCATAATGCCAATTGTAGCGATGGGCAATTCGCATTAATGGCCTGTAAAGCCATCTGTAAAATAGCGTTTTAATCATGTGTTGTATAACTCTTAGTTCAAGCGGACAAGCCGCCATGTAGCGCATTTGCGCGGTTAAAGTTCAGTGTGTGGCGGCTTTCCGCTTAACACGGCGTTAGCGCATCAACACCGCTCACCATCCCGGTCTGTGGCGTATATACCGCGCTCGGCGCATACCCGCCTTGTGCCACGCGCAGCCAGCCCTCGTAACTAGCACCTTCGTTGCCAAATGCACTTGCGTTGTTGTCCGTCAACCACCGCGCCAGTTCTTCAGCCGTCTCAAAAGCGGGGCTTATTGGCGTGCCTTCACTGGTGTTCTCGTACAGCATAAGGTGCGTTCGCTGTTCTGCCGGCCAGTCTGGCATGTAGTCGTCGCGGTGCGGGCGCTGGCCTGCCCACTGCTCGTAGCACATTGCGCGGCTCTCCGCATCGTCGCAGTAGTCGGGCCTCCATCCTGCTTTCCACTTGGCGCATTCTTCGTCCCACTCATCCACTCTTGGCTTGTAGTCCTCGCCCGGATACAGCGGCTTGTAGAACTCCCCCATGCTCCCGGTGCGCCAGTCGTGTTTCTGTTCTTTCGGGTGTTGCCAGTTGGCCGGTACGCGCCTTACTTCTCTTCCCATCGTCGTCTCTTTAAAATGCTCTCTAAATAATCAATCAACCCGGACGTTCCGAGTTTTCAATTCGTACTTTCTTGGTCATGTGTTATTTCCTATCAGTTATGCCGAGCTTTGTTTAGGGTAGTCGGCTAACCCTACGCTCAAGGTGACGCTTCGCCGCTATCGCGGCTCGCGCACCTTAGCTCTGCGTTATACCCCAAAGTCCCGGCACTTGATTTTCGTAATAATCCGGTGGCCGTTTCGTGTATTTAGTTCCGTCTTGGGCCTCGCCACAATCCCTTCCGCCTGAAATTCGCCCCACGTCGAAATAATCCCGGTCTTCGCCGCTGCGATTGCATCATGCAGCGTTCCTTCCCCGATGATCGGAACTATGTCAACCCCAAGTTTATGCGCCACATCCTCAACGTCTGCGCGTTGTAGCCACCAGTCGCCCACTTTCACGTCAAACAACACAAAGTCTTGGTCTTGCCGGTAGTTGCCTCCGCCTTTCTGAATCTTCGCGCCGTAGCCCTCCCCGTAGAGGCAAGCGTCACAACCAAACACATCTTGTATCTTCTCCGCCAATGGTAAAAACTTTTCGTTTAGGCGTGTCACCAGTTGCGCCGGTATCTGCGCTGAGTCCGTTTTCCCGCCAAATGTAATCCCTCCGCCCTGCGACATCACGCGGATGTTGGTTCCATCGACCTTCTCGGTAAAAACCCAAGTGTTTCCGGCAAGGAATTCAAACTCTGGAAGTGTCCATTGACCTTCCAAAAGCGTCTTTCCGTTGTGCTCCATATCGCGTTTAAAAAGCGTTTGTATCTTGGGGTACTCTTTCATTTTTTACTCCGTAGTTGGGTTTGTTGTATAACTCTTAGTTCAAGCGGACAAGCCGCATTTAGCGCATGTGCGCGGTTAAAGTTCTTCGTGTGGCGGCTTCCCGCTTAACACGGCGTTAGGCCGCACATTGAAAACATCTGGTTACTATCCCAACAAATACACCGCGCGCTATATTTGCCGTCGATTTTCTATTCCGCTTTTGGATGCTGCAAGACCTCCAAAACTTTAGTTTTCTGGCAGTACGTGCAACACTCCAAAAAACACGGTCAATTTCCTTCGCAGATGTTTTTAATGTGCGGCCTAACCCATCATTCAACGCGACGCCGTTGAGCATCGCGGTATTGTTTAAAATTCATCGCACGGCGCCCGCTTAACAGGCGTTAGCACTCATGGCTTCAGCATCACCCACCATCTGCCCGATCTTCCACGGCCCGATGTTCGCGCCGAAGAAGAGTTTTTCTGCGGGTATCGGTTCTTTTGCTAACGGCGGCAGCAATTGAAACTGGTAGTGGCAAAGCAGTTTTCCAGATTGCCAGCATTCCCGCGCCATTGTTGCCGGGTTGTCATAGATGCAAACTGCCATGATTTTTAACTTCACATTCCCCGACTTCGGAGGCAATTTGCGTTACACGGCTTCAATGTATATTTCAATGCTAAATCCATCGCCATGATACTCAAGCTGCACAGCAGATGATGAACATGGCACTGCTTGCCAGTTGTAACAAGGTAACAATGAGGCAATTTCTTTTGCCTTTAATACTGCCATTTTGTTGATTGGAACGCCGTCATAGCCATCCCAGCGCCTGGGAAGATTTAAAAAGCTATCTAGTCTGTCATTAATGGAATTTATTTCGATATTCATTACAAATATGCTCCTGTATTTGTTTTTAGATACATTTAGACAATTACGCAATGTTTTACGACTATTAGGATGGCTAATTCTAGTTATGTTTCACAAGCCCGCAGCTAAATTCTGGCTTTATTCCATTTTGCGGTTCAAATGCACCGTGCTTATCTACGCAAGACTTGCAGCGCGTTATCTCACGGTCAGGCGTTGGCGGGTATCCTGAGTAAACCATTTTCCATGCGCTACCCGGCGCATGGTTGTGAAACTTTCCGCAACAATCGCAATTCATGGTATCTCCGTATCGTGAAACATAACTTTCCGCTCAAGCGGGACGCGGTGAACGGCATGGTTTTTCAATCGGAGCTTGGGAGCGCCGCGCCCCTTAGCTCCACGTTAGAACTCATCCCGTTAGGGCTGCCCATCACTTCCACGTTAGTCATAAACAACTTCTATCGTTATTTTCACTTTTTTATACAAAATATTTGACATCGCCATGATATCGTGCCTAGCAAATCCGGTGAGTTTTATAAAAACTTGTGGGCGTATCTCTACTAGCAATCCTCTTTCAAATTCTTCTAAATCTCCCATTTCAACAACACTTCCAGAATATTCCATAATGTATAATCCGTCATTCAACGTAGACCCGCCGACCTGCGGCGGTTTCGTAGTTTCGCTTGTGTTCATAATTCCTCGCTTTGTTAAATGGCCGTGCCGCGCCAATTACCAGGGTGTTATACACCAAGATTCCTAGCTAATTGCCTACATAGGCTGCTTGCTTCGCAGATACGAGAATAGACATCATGTAGAAGGTGGGCCATGCATTGATATTTGTCTAATTCCGGTAAGTTTAATTTTCCTGACAACATTAATAAAATTTTTCTATCTTCTGGATTTAAGTTTTCATGCCACATATTCATAAATTCATATCCTTAAGAGATTTTCTTATTAATGGCGCTATTTCATCCCACAAATCAACGTTAACTAGCATTTTAATGCTGACATTGGCGGCCATACTATCAAACATTTCAACAACAAATAGCAAGTCCATTGTATCATCGTCAATACACTCAAACCGCGTTGGATATATTTTAGTGCTCATTGTAATACCACAATTTTGATAATGTAGCTGGCCGCAAAATAGCCAGCTACGATAAAAAACTTTAATAATAATAATAAAAAAATGGCACTGTCACATTGGTGCAAAATAATTCATCCGGGGTTCCAGCTAATCCATAGCTGACCGTGAAACCGGCCAGTTGACAGGCTTTTGCTGCTTCGGAAATGACTTGTGGAGGAAAATTAGCAGGACTCCATCGACATGTTGAAGGCCAGCACCACGCCAATGTTTTAGGCGGCTCAACTGGAGCCGTACAAACATCAGTGAGTAATTTATTTAACGCAGCAACCGGCTGAATAACGCCACACCTCGCATTGACATAACTGTTCTGATTATTAATAACCCAATTAGCTATATTCAACCCGGTGTCAGGAAGGTTAGTTGAGAACACAGGTAATTTAACGGCGGTATCACAAAGCGCTTTTTTGATTTGATCCGGTGTTGCATGAATTTTTCCTCCTGATTTTAACCGGCACTGATCCTGTAAAATACTCTGAATGGCGTTGCCCTTGTTAGCTGCCTGTGATGACCCACCGTATTTACCGTCAGCATAAGCGACGGAATCCTGGGATTCACTGTAAAAAACGGGCATATTAGGGTTGCCATCAACGATACTGATGCTGCCATCGGCATTAACGACCGGCCTGCTACCGTCCTGAGGGATTACCAGATCAGGGCCATCGGGGCCGTAGCTGGTCGTTTGCTGATAGCCATACAGGTATTTTTTAACTGCTCCGTAAGTGATGATATTGTCGTCATATGTGTTTGTATCAGCCTTTTGTTTGTTTTTATTGCCGATGGCTTGCGCAATAACGATACCCTTGTCATGGGCTCGTTTAAACGCATTCTTCTCTTTAGCGGATTTGGAGTGATAGTTACCAAACGGTCTACCTATACTGCACTCATCCGCTAGGGTGCATTTGTCTATAATATCGTTCATGGCCTTCATAGATAGGGCGTGTAGGACATCTTCACCCGAAATTTGCGTTACTTCGAGTCCGATTTTGCCGTAGGATAACGACGCGATAGCATTAACCCCCATAGTGCCGTGACTGGTGGTTGTTAATTCGTTAGTGAATTGCAGCGGGGCCTCATTATCAACAAAACTTTTTGCAATGATTTTATCGAAATAGCCCGGCAATAATTGATTTTGCCAAACCACAGAGTCAATGGTGTACGCAATGGGTTTTTTATCGTCTGTGGGTAGCAACTTGCTTTGCAATTCCGTGTAATTAACGCTTGAACCTAGGCCTTTCAAATCATACGGGCCAACTAATGAAAATGTTTTATCATCTTCATCGATGCTATCGAATACCAGACATGGGGCATTTTCCTCAATAAATAATTTCGCCATAAACAAAACCATATCAAATATGTCATCTTCAATCTCGTCATGAACTGTTGGTAAATTTCGATAGTATTTTATTGGTGTTGACCATACCTCCAGCTGTGTCCATTGATTTCTGTCCAGATAGAGAATATCTCCGACATAAGGATCAGTGTCAGCCGATATGACATACATCCCTTCGGAATTGGCCTGAGTATTAAACTCCTCAGTGGTACAGTTAGGGGCTTTAACGACCCTGATACCGTCAACATTAGCGGCATTAGCATTAGTGTGAGCGGTTATTGATACCAGCGCTATTAACGCTATTAGTGTTTTCATGTTTTCTCCGGGGTTGTAAATAGGTATTATTTCTTAAATGACTCTAACTACTAACTGCAAAGCGCTTTGGTTTTTGGTAGAGCCATTTAAAAATAAGAACCCGTCTTGTGGGTAATACGGTAATCTCCCGAGCCAAAAGGAGGTAGAACTAACTACAAACTCGTGATTACTGACAGTGTTTTTCAGGCCGGCGGTGTAAAATGGGACGAGGGGAGGGATTCGAACCGCCAACCTCCGCTATGTAAATTAGAGTTTCCGTGATCAGCGGCCCCTCTAGGGGTACTTTATTCATGACTATTTCCCCCAGCGGCGCTCTAACCAGTTGAGCTACCCCCGTAAATTAATGGTGCCCGTACTTAAAAAAGTATCGTCGGGCACGAAGCCAGATTGGGTTTCCTGTGGCATTCTTAACCCAGAAACCCCATCTACGCTTGGTTTTTCCTGTTACAACTATCGTCCAACATCCGTTCGTTTTCACGGTATGTTTGTGTTCCGCTTTCCTAAAACGAACCGTGCCAAAAGACATAAACTCTTCGCCCTGTTCGGTCACATCGAAATATGAGCCTTTTATAACAAAACAAACAAAATCCCAAGCGTGATCGTGAAAAGCTCTTGGGTCATCCCCGTAAAACCAATGGTGCAACCGGATCGAAAAGCTATCGTTACCAACCACCCATCTTTGCAAATACGGTTTGCCTTCCTTGCCTAGTTTCTGTCCCCACACGACTTGCATCGAACATTCTCCAATTTTGTAAAGTAGCCAGGATCCTTGCCGTTAAAGGGCTAACGGTAACACGCTGTGGTTTCCAACCGTCGGGGAGCCCGGTACGCCCACACTAAGCCTTTTCCTATATCCCAAGCCCGATGCTGCAATCCCCTGGCACCGTCGTCGCTTAAAGCTCTTTGGCTACTTTAGAAAACTCTACAAGGCTGTAGTAATCAATAGCTTGCAGCCGTCTCGTAGAGTTTTCTAAAATAAGCCGCCCTCCGGGGTGCGCTGATCTTACGAGAAGCGTAGAGGGTTTTTCAATCACTGTTCGTCTCGTGAACAACTCGGTAATCTCCCGAGCCAAAAGGAGGTAGAACTAACTACAAACTCGTGATTACTGACAGTGTTTTTCAGAAACCCCGCACCTCTGCCTGACATCAGGGTCTGGGATACGCCCAGCTCGTAGTTCCAAACTATGTTAAATATTCTACTCTCATTTAAGCTGTAGGTCAAGTGCTATTTGTTAAATGTTTCAAAAGAGTATCTATTTCTCGTTTCGGGGCCATGAGCAGTCGGGTATAAATGCGGCGCATTAACCCTGCGCCATGCCGATTCTTTGCGCGGCGCAGTATAGCGCGGTGGTCACTGCCCAATTCAAAAGCTACGCCCATTTCTACTAGCGTATCCTGAAGTGCATGTAGTTTATCTGGGGGTAGATTAAATATCTGGTTAGCCAGAGACATAGACGTACCCCCGCAATAATATTATCGCCCAGATAAAAAACGATGCCCATAACGCGGACAGTGCTCCGTATATCCACCACAGCATGAATACTTTACGAGATTTTTTAAGTTGCATTAGCGGCCCTTTTATACGCTATTTCCCAGGTATTTATCTGATTTTTGTGCTCTGAGCATCAGTTTATACCCGCCAAAGAGGAGTCCTGGAAGTTCGCATGAGTATTCTTTAAGCGTTTCGATGCAGTCTTCAATCATACTACCATGACTCCAGCAGACGCATTTAATGCTATCAGTAGTGTAACTTCTAAGACTCAGGCACCGAGCGCACGTCTTGTAGCTTGTAATCGCTCCATCCCACTTTGCCGAAACGTGCTCGTATTTCTCTTTAATAGCTATTAACCCATAACACTCATCGCATCTGTGGGTTTTGCGGGCAGTTCTTATTGTAGCCACATAAAATTCTGGCTGCTCCCAATCACAATCGCATGGCATCATTTACCCTCTTTCGTAAAGCCTACTGATTTCATTGATCTTCACAATATCCGCAGATACCGTTTTCATCGACTCCTTCTTCCCCGAATAGGCCACATTGAGGGCAAACGTCCATATCGACAATAACGTGGGCTTCTCCGGCGGCTAATTTAGTTTGGTTCGCATTTTTAGACAGCATTACGGTATTTTTCCGCAATACTCGGACGGCCATTTGCATCCAAGAAGTGTCGAATAATCCCCGCATTACCGGCCAGCCTATCTTCCGCGCTTCTTTGGAGTCATGCGCGAAAATGAGCACAGCGCCTTCTGCGGATCCTTCAGCAGAATCATACCCCATATAAATCTTAAGTGGTTTCATATATTTTCCAGCAGAAGTAGGTGCCCGGTGCAGGATAAGGTTGCCAATCTTTATCGGGCCTAAGCGAAGGAGTCTTACCGAATATCTGACCAGATTCTAGTCTTAGGATATCCGGATTTTTAGAGCACGAATTTGTTATGTGCTTACCTGTAAGTAATGCCTCTACCATCTCTTTATACGTCTTGAAATTCACTAATTCCTCTCTTTAATTTTTATCATGCTCGTATCTCGTCTACCGGTAGTAGCGAAAACACTACGTACCCAGATCGTTGATAATAGTCGCTCACGTAGCCTATCTTGAAAGTCAGTTCAGCGCCGGTGTACGCGCCCTGAATAGCGCCTCTCACCCATTCTCTTAGAACTACAGTATCCCCTGCTTGGAATCCCCTATCAGAATTATCTCGTGTCTCGAAGGTCTTCTTACCCGATTTAACGGCTTCGAAAAAGGGAGGTAGGATTTTTAGTTCATGGATAGTCATTTCTTCTCCAGATGTGTTTCCAATATTGCGCCTATTTGCGCAACTAAAGAAGGCGCATATTTACCCTGATGCCAAAAACCGCCTTTAGGATCCGCTATGCACTTTAATTCTTCTATTAGGAATTTAATATCGCCGCCTTTCCGGAATACCGCCGAAATAACTCGTGTTAGTGCCGTTACCCATTGGTAGTATTCCATTTCTTTTGAATTTATGAAAATCTCATAAGGGTGAAGCACTTCATGATCTGTACCTTCATTTAAAACGACATCATTGATCGTTACATACAGAGCATGGTTGGACAACGGCGTTTTCATCTTGTAGGTACTTCCCCGAAGATGCTCTGGTCGCGCTATACTCTCGTGCATTACTTCCTTCGAGGGTTCTTCGGGTATTGCGTTTTGAGCGACTTTATAGCCCGTTATTTTTTTATCAATTTTCATAGGTCGAGTACGCAATCTTTATGCGAAAAGCCAGCGGCATTTTTATGGCCGCCCCCACCAAACTGCGCAGCTATTTTCGACACATCTGTCTCCCCTACGGATCGTAGGGAATAGTCAAATTGCTTTGTTGCACCGTTATACGAATAGATAACCGCCGGAATATTAGAGGCCAACGCTAATTTATTCCCTAATTCGGACGCATATTTTGGAGGAGCGTTGCATGTAATTACTGGAGCAGCACCTAGTGTTGCCGAACGCGCTCTTTTAATAAGAGAATCTATATCCACATTAAAAACAGTAAGAAGATCTTCGCCTCTGGCGCTAAGTTTCCTAGCGCCAGAAGTATCCAAGTGCTGCGACCAATCTTCAAACGTTTGAGGTACTAAATTTCGCAAAGCTTCGTTGAAAGCTTTAGTTTTATGGAAATTAAAGCGCCATAGATCCCGATCCTGTATTAACTCCAAGCCAAAAGGCCGAGTTCGGTAGTCAAAAAAATAGTCCCACGTCATGATGCAACCAGATCTATCCATATCGAACTTAGCGAAATCCAACCCTTCTAACGCTTCCTTCGCTGATTTATGATGATCTAAAACTAAGATGCTCTTGGCCTCGCTTTTCATACCCACCAAGATGTCTCTCGGGTAGCTGAAGTCTAAAATATAAACATCTTTACCTTTGACTTCCGGGGGTGGCTGATTATATTGGACTGGAACATATTCAGCGGTACTCCCGAATTTCTTCCAGGCAGCATATGCTGCTCCGAAACCATCCATGCAGTTAGCGTGATATAAAACTAAAGTATTTTTCATTGGGAAACCTTTTGGAAATTCAGAACGTTAGTTACTAAGCCATTATCTAAAATGGCGGCACAAACTACGGTATAATTCCCTTCAGCTTTAGGAAAAGATATATCCCCCGATAAGATAGAATAAGGTATTCTTCGGTATCCGGGGTCATCAACCTCCCCAATAGGATTTATCTCTCCTATCTCTACGGGTTGGGTGTAAAGGGCGTATTCGATCATTGGTTATCCCATCGCAGAGCGTCATATCTACCTGTAAAGACGCCCCAAGCTAACCGTACGCGGGTTAAAAAACCGCCGAGCGATAAGGGACGTGCGGGGAACCATGTTTCTTGGTCTGAAAAAGTAAAAGTGGTTAGCCCAACGCTATCCGTCTTAGGAGCTAATTTAACTAGCGGCCAAGGGAATTCCCGGTCAGCTAGATCCCGTGCTAGGATTATCTGAGGTGCCTGCTTCATTCTACAATCTCCTGATAAACTATCCTAACGCTCTTATAGAAATACCAATCAGGTTCCTGCGGGAACAACGTGGGGAAATCGGTATCCTCGTAATCCCAAACTAGCCAGCCTATTTTCATTTCAGCCCCCTTCGTGCTAACCCTTCTTTTAGCGCTGCTTGTACTGTCATCTTCGTCTCCAGTCGTCTGAGGATGATTTCATCTACTGTATTACGGGCAATAATCTGGTGGATAAAAACCGGTCTATCTAAACCGGCTTGAAATTGTCTGACTTTACCTATTCTAGCTATTACCTGATCTCGCGTTTCGGCGTTCCAGTCAACTGAGAAGAAGCACATAATATTCGTAACGTGCTGCCAGCCGTCTATCCCGTGCCCCGCACTTGCCGGGTGGATGAATAAAATAGGAATTTTCCCAGCTTTAAAATTATCCTCTGTTTCTCGCCTCGTGTCAAGTGCTCTACCCTCGGGGAAAGCTTTTTGTAGTCTGGCTAGATCGGATTTAAATTGGTAAACTACGATAACCGGCATTCCCCCAGCTTCTCCAATCACGTCTCTCAAGGCTTCCAGCTTCTCATCGTGAATTGCCTCCCAAGTGCCCTTATCGTCGTGGTATAAAGCTCCGTTAGCGAGCTGGTGGCACTTCATGCTCTTGGTAGCCGCCGTAAATGCCTCGACCTCACCCGCTTTAATCACGGTGTAAAGCTCCTTTTCCATTTCGTCGTAATGCTTACGCGCCTTGCCAGTAATATCAATGTAGATCGTATTAACGATTTCTTCCCCCAGATCTAGGTAATCTTCGGCTCGAAGTGTAAAAGTGGTCGGTGCGATAGCGGCGCGTATTTCTCTTTCCGCATGGGGTAGCATAATTTTATCGTAGCCATTGTAATCGGTTTTATACCAGCGATCTTCAAAAGCTGTGTAACTAGTGCCTAAAGAAGCGCCTTTATCGATAAACCAGTTCGGGCCCCACAGATCGCCTAGGGAATTAGGGGAAGGCGTACCGGTGAGGTTAATCCACCGGCGTGTCTTCTTCCAGGCCAGATGCGTTAGCGCCTTAGTACGCGCACCGCAGCTCGGGGAGTGGCAAAGATATCTAGTTCCTTGCTTATTCGTTTGCCAGTATACGCGATGACTTTTTAATTTGGTTGATTCGTCTGCGACAATAGTGCGAAACGGCCATTTGCTCTGAAGGTATTTAGTTAACCAAACAATATTTTCGTAGTTAATGGTGTAGATTGGTACATCGCGCTTTAAAGCAGCTATGCGCTGTAAAGGATCTCCGACAATAGGCGAAATCTCTAAGCCGTATAGATGGCTCCATTTTTCTAATTCGGCACTCCATGTCGATCTGGCGACCCGCGACGGGGCTAAGATCAATGTAGGCTTATATTCGCCGCAGGTATAGAGAGTATCTAGGGCATTCAGTACCATAATCGTCTTCCCTAATCCCATATCGACATGGAGATTACATCGCTCATGCTCCAGGATAAATTTAGTGCCTGCAGCTTGATAAGAGCGGGGCGTGAAGGGTTTGCGGATCAAAGCAAGTCCTTTTGTAAAACGATCCACGGTAGCCCTGATAGCCATCCACATGAATACTGATGAATTCTTACAGTGGAACCAATATCATTTACGATGATCCACATTGGCCCGTAGTCATGCTGCGCCGCGTATAACCTATACGGCGTTATATATCGCCTACAGATTTTAGAGGGCACTTTTCTCACATAAACAAATGCTGTTCGCTTGGTCAAAGCAACTCCTCGTAGTTACCCGTATAGCTATCCGTTAATACCGGATTAATTCGGTTCCCAACCCACTGCATAACGGGTTCCGCGAAATCTTTCCAGGCCATAGACGCGGCTTCTATGCCGCTAAATAAGGATAAATATCTCAAAACTCTTCACCTACCGAACATTTAGGTTACTGAACAAAAAGGATTGCGAGCAACAGGTGTTCAGGCTGCTTTTGGCCGCTAAGCCTAGCTCGCAAATTTGGTTTTAGCCTAACAAAAAGTTAAGCCATTTACCCATCGACCTAACATTATATCGATGAAGATCCAACCAATTTTTCTTAGCGATGGTAAATTTATCCCCTGTGTGAAGATTCATTAACTTTTCTAAAATAGAATCAGATAACGAGGTATCCGCATACCTTGAAGAATCAAGCCAATTGATGTCCTTGCCTACGATCACGGGTACTAGCTCATTGACGGCATCCGCAGCGGTGATATTGAATGTTTCAGTCAGAGAGACTTGTAAGCAAACGTCCATTTGGCGAATTAGGGTCAGAAAATCTTTACGCTCAAGCCAGGGATGTTCCATCAGGACGTGCCCACTGTTTTCAAATAACGCTCGTAGATTTTTCAGTACGTTATTTCCGCGTTGCTCTACACGAGCACTATTAATATGGAACACTAATGCTTTACCGATGTCGTTAGCAAAACGGATTGCGGCCATCGCCTGAATCAATTGATTCTTTAACGGCCTTACAGCGCCGAAACATCCGATGTGAACCTCTGTTTCAGAAAGTATCTTCTGTTTTCGACCTTTGGTGAATTCGAAATAGTTAGGTAGTAGAACTGTTTTATCTGTAGAAAGCGGTATGGCTAACAGGTCTTTGATTAATAGGGGTGAATTGGGCGCTACAAGGACATTGCCAAGAGGAATAGCGTAATATTTTTTAAGCCATTCTATCGCCACTCCTTCATTGGCCAGAAAAGGCGTATTGCTATGGACGCGTACCACCCACGTTATTTTAGGATATAGTCGCGCCAGCAGTTCTACTTTTTCTGGTACAACCCATAGGGCTTCAATGAATACGTGCGTTGGCCCAACACGAACGACTTCCCGCTCTATACTATTGTTGTCTACGACGGCTACCGTCTCGGAAGCGATACCCGCACTATTCAGCATGTTCGATACAAATTTCGCGGAATTAAAAAGACCTGAAGTTAATTCTTTCGCATAGCCCTCGGTTGTCGTAGCACTGTATTCGTGACGAAGTTTCGTTATAAAGAGGGCGGACGGTAAATCGCAATGCGCGGACAACATTTATTAGCTCCGAATAAAAAAAATAATAGTATACCGTATTTCGTATACCGTTGCGTAGCGGTTGCTATCTAAAATAGCCTCTTCTGTCCTGGATCCAGGAACCAGTCTATCCAGATATGGCAAGTTTTTGAAGAACAATATTTTTTGTTTAGTGAAGTGAAAAGCCCCAGGTTTTCGCTTCCGCAACGGGGGCATTTTTTAGTTGTTACCTTAACGGGATCTTTTCTTTTTGACATACTTCCCCTTCGGCCACGCCAAAATAAGTGCGAGGGCCATTAAAAACAAGACATCGCCGAAATGGTCAAAATGTATTAGTGTCAGGAGCATAATATTTCACCTGGATATAGTAGAGTAATTTGTCTATTTTATCCTTAGTGTCACACATAAAGCATTCGAATCCTAGGGTACGCAATCGGATAAATGCGCGTTTTTGAGCCGCCCTAAGATCTTTTCCAGGGCGTTTCGTTTCGACAAAAAGGCAAACTGCATTGGGCAGCAAGCAAATTCGATCTGGCTCACCCCGACGAATTTCGTACTTATGGATCTGAGCATCAGGGAACTGTCGTTTAAAAGAACCGACTAGATGCTCTTCAACAGTTGCTTCCTTCATTAACGGTATATCCGGCACAGCAGGAGCGCTACTAGGTATACCAGCGCCATCAGTTCTACGCCGTGCTTGAATGTGTCCCAAATTTCTGGCATATCATTTCTCCGAATTTATTTTAAAATCGCAGGTGTCCAATAGCGGGAGTATTAGCGTATTGACGTAGGAGTAAACGCGCATCGGATCGTCCAGCGGGATTGTCAAGAAGCGTTTACACGATTCTTTCTCACCGCATCGATAGCCGTAGCACCGGGTTATATCAGAATATAAGGGCCTACTCATAGAAAGCAGCCTCCCCCGTATAGGGCAAAACATCGCGAAAGATAAGCCGTATCGCGTTAGCGATATCTCTATGCTCTTTTTGGGTATATCTTTCCGAGCGCAATCGCGAAAAATGAATCCAGCTTCGGATAGATCCAGTCATATATAATCGAGTCGTTGCCGTTTCCAACAACAAAAATCTAGCGCATTCTTTCGATACCCCGACGGCCAGAGCGAAACGATACGCTGTGAAAGATAGCCACTGCATAACTTTTTGGGTAGCTCTAAACACCCAATTCTTGAAAGGCGATAACGGGGTCTCTGAGGATTGTCTTTCTTTAACCCCTGGCATCCGGCCATCGTAGGTTTCGAAACTACACGCCTCTGCGTACCGTTGGCTGAACTCCGAGAAGACAAACGAACGATGCCGCAATATTTGCCGTCCTATAGTCCTCGAGGTGGTTATCTCAATCGTCATGTGCGCATGCTCGAACACTGACCAATGCCCTCGGCGAATACAAGAGCCGAGTAATTCAGTTTTTCCCGAAGTTTGGTCGTTACTGGATACCCGAGCAATATAGAGCATAGTTTGCTCAGCATCAGGGGTGAGCGCAATTAGTCTTACTTGCATTATCTACCTCATTTGCCTCTGAATTTTAAAGTATTTCGGTATTCACCGATTTCGCGTAAGCGCTCTAAACGTGCTTTTTGTGAAGCGTCCTTTTCAGGGGACACCAATGTAAATAGCCGCATCCACGGACTGCGTTTTTTAGGGGGATTGGACATTATTTCTCCTGATAAATATACGTTACTAGTATAGCATATGCTAGGTGAATTATCAATTATTTGTGGTAAGCGTAATCGCTAAAGCCTTCAGCGGCCAGCGGAATGCCTTCCGCCCACGGCGGTACAGTTGCCATGATCTTTTCCAGGTGCTGAACAGAATATTCCTCGGTATCGGGTACTTCACAAACTAATTCATCGTGGACGGGCAGGATAACGTTATAGCCTTGTCGTTCAGCTTCTAGCTGGCCGTACTTAAAAATATCACGGGCTAAAGCCTGTGTTGCATTTTCCACCAGCTTTCCTGCGAAAGTTTCTATCCAGCCCCACTTTTTAGTAAACTGGTTAACACCCTTAAATCGCAATTTCCCTTCGTGTATCTCCATGCCCGGATAACAGAGCGAATGCCCACTCGGTAACACCATACGCACCCATTTTCCGGTTCGTCTAGCGTAACAATTATTCCCAAAATAAAAATTCTTATTGGGTATTTCCACGGCATTTCTACAAGCCGCTTCAGTATCAGCCCACAGTTTGACCGTCGCGGGGTGTTCCCGACGCCATAGCCGTTTCAAGCTGTCACACACTGTAAAAACATCGAAGTCCAAGTATATCGTTCGTTTACGATCCATGTGTTGCAGCCATGACTTAGGGGTGTCCGTCTTTTCAGCTTTTTTTCTAGCGTCTTTAATGTCTTGCTCTTCTAGCCACCCATAGAAGCTGATAGCTTCGTCCATAATACTTTTAGGGATACTGCTCTTGGCTAAACTAACTAAATCTTCCAGGTTAACACCCACCGATGTCGCAAAAGTGATGAACGCGGATACGCCCCCATGATAGCCCATACTCAGTTCCAAAGGCTTACCGATTCCGTTTCGTTGCTCTTTAGTAACGTTATCCGGTAGGACGTTAAATGCTTTTGCATACGCTAATTTATATAAATCTGATCCTATCCCGGCATCGTATTCCCGGTAAGCTTGTAACTTCCATTCTTCCCCCGCTAGAAAGGCCAAAACTCGACCCTCGATACCGGCTAAATCCGAGATCAGTAGTTTCTTACCTACCGGGGCGGTGATTGTGTAACGTAACGCGGACTGTGTTAGCCACATCACATCCAGATTGAAAATTTCTTCTAACCCCTGTTTTAATGCTTCGATGCCAAATTTAGTATCGTCTATATTCATTAATCCCCGCGAGGGGAGATTTTGCGGTTGGAATCCATTAGTACCGGCATCTCTCAGTGTTCTGGATGCGCCTGCGAATTTTATAGTCCCTCGTAATCTACCATCTTTTGAAGTTGCTTGTACCATACGCTTATACTTAGCCGTTGACGTAGTACAAGTGCTTAATCGCACTTCTAATAGATCGCGTAACGCAGGGGGTGTCTCTTCATCTTCTATCAGGCGATTTAGGGTTGCTTTTTGCATATTTGGCAGCTCTAGCCCATACTCTGCCAGAATATGCTTTAGCATTTCATCGCGTTGGGAAGCGTTATCCACTGCGCCATTTGTCATCGCTTTAGTCGAGCAGGATAACTGCGCTTGCGCCGTCGATATGGCGTTCATAGCCCCTTGGACTAATTTCAGATCAATATTCATGCCGCGATTATTGACGCGCTGATCCATCCGCCATAACTCGACCTCATGCGCGTTACCTGGGTAATTCCATTTCGGGATTTTCTTAACAATCTCGCGCATGGCCTCGGTGTCATTTACGCAATAGTCTTTGTACCGCGCCCAATCTTCAGGGTGGGTTTCCGGTGTGTTCCATCTGTATGTGATCCCGTCTTTCAGATAGCCGCAAGGTTTGCAAAATAATCTCACCAAGCGGTGTCCATCTATTATCTTCTTAGCGTCCTCCCGGATGCCTAGCACTTCGCCTAGTTTTTCTAATCCTCCCGGTAGCCCATGCGATAGAGCCTGCGCCATTGAGCACTGAAAACGCTCGATGCTTAGATCCCAGTCTTTCTTGCGGCGCGATAACCGGCGAAGATGCGGCTTGGTAGCTATTAAAACGGAACGGTCAAAAAATACGTTATGGAATTGTAAAATCACTGACGGATCTTCTAAGGCACTTTCCAATTCTTCCGGCATTATTTCACCATCTTCAGGACTCCAGATTTGTACGGGGTCGTCATTCCGCGCAAAAGAAAAAAGCTGAACCCTTGTAGAAGGATGTTCAGCATATTTCGCGGTGCCAGCGGATTTTAAGTCACATTCGCTTTTTGTTTCTGTGTCTGACCATAGAATATCGGGCATATTTTCTTGATATCTAGTATGTTATTTGTGAGGGGGAATGAGTGGGGTGCGTTTGGTAAATCGGCATCTACGTACTCCTGCTCTTAGTCAGCGCTTCCAAGAATTCGCGCACCCTCGGCATCACGTATTTGTCGCGCACACGCTCAACAACACAGCAACTTCCGTTGTGACGCTCCTCCCATCGGCGACAGCGCCACTTGTGAGTTTCCAGTTCCTGGCTAAATCGATAGGTGTTCCACTCGATGTTCATACCGCCATCCCATCGCCAAGACCAGTCCGCTGCCATCTCGTGTTCTTCGAGCGCCATCAGTTCCGCGTCTGATCTATCTACCAGTCTAGTCAGCACCTCGTTAACATCTTCCACTGTCACAGCAACCATTTCATTCTCCTTTTTCGTCTCCGGCATAACTCGGCGCTCAACCGGAGCGCGGTTATAATCTTCGTTCATTATTCACTCTTCAGGGCCGCGCCCGGTTAGCTTTGCGTTATACATATCGAAACAGGCAGGTAGGGGATCGAACCCTGACAACGCACTTCGTTCATGACCCCGCGCGCCGCCTTGCAAATGCCGCCATCCGGCCTACTTCGCACAAATCGTATGCATCCAACTTGTGTCCAATAGTTGCTACCTGCTTCGATATGTATAACCCATCATTCAAGCCATCACCGCCATGCAATCCTCATTAAGCAGCTTTATTGTCATGTATAACCCTTCGCTAGTCTTCATCAGCTACAATCACAATAGACATATTTATAGGGTCTAAATATGCCGATACAGGCCGACCTGATTCATCTGTCACAATGCTTGATTGGTCAGCTTGCTTTAGTATTGCAACCATGTCGGCAACTGAATTTTTTTGGAATTCTTGCGTTGTTGTTACTGTTTCGTTCATTTATAAACCCTCATTAAAGCAGACATGTAGCGCATTTGCGCGGTTAAAGTTCAGTGGGCGGTTTCCCGCTTAACACGGCGTTAGTCATTGCAGTCTCAGTATGCTTTACGCTCAAGGCGCTTTGCAATTCTTTTAACAAGGTCTTGCGCAGGCCATTGGAACCTATCATAGCTCTTGTCCTGTCCGTAACGCCCGTCATGATACGTTGCATACTCAAGCAAGGTCATGCACTCAGAAAGAAGTGCATAATATGCGGTTTCTTCCGGCTCCGATAGGCATTCTTCTATTTCATTAATTAGACTATCTGGTAAATCTGACATTTCGACCATATGGTCAATAACTCTTTTAAGCAACTCTCTTTCTTTACTCATTTTTTTTAATCCTTCTGGCAGCTCCCGGTTAGCTCTGCGTTATACATAAATATCAATCTATATCTCAATCGCTCAGCTCTGGCTGTTAATTTCTTTTGAGCATGGCAAGGCTTGCCGCGATAGCCTTTATCGCCTATGCGCTTCGCTCCCCATTCGATCCCTTGATCTATTTGGCTTTTATGTCGCGTTGTTTTACTCATTTTTTACCTTGAGCGCCCGGTTAGCTCTGCGTTAGGCATCACTGAATACGCTCTGTGCGGCCACCGTGGCGCAGAACTTCACCGCGCTCGCCAATGGTCACATGCGCGTCGTCGTACTGGCGCAGCGCCTTCTTCACGGCGGTTTCGGCGTTGTTCCGGTAGGCATCAAACTCGGCTTGCAGGCGCTTCAACTTGTCGGCGGCCTCGCGCTCAATGTCGCCCATGCGGTCGCTCCACGGCGGCGAGTAGAACGCCATGCCATAGTGTTCGTGCCCACCTTCTGCACCGCCTGCCAAGCACTCCAATTGCTCGGGCGTCAGCTTCAGGTCGCACTCGGCAGCGGCTTCGGCGATGCAGTCTTTCCAGTAGTCTTTGTGTGCGGTCATGTTTCCTCGCTTCGGTAAAAGTGATGCCTAACTAATGTATAACCCGTCATTCAAGCCGACGCTCTAAGCATCGGCGTATTGTTTAAAATCCGTTCCGGCGCAGCTTAATTTCGCGTTATGCACCAATATTCATAGCTAATTGCCTACATAGGCTACTTGATTCACAAATGCGAGAATAAACATCATTAAGAAAATGCGCCATGCTTTGATATTTATCTAATTCCGGTAAGTTTAATTTTCCGGACAACATTAAGAAAATTTTTCTATCTTCTGGATTTAAGTTTTCATGCCACATATTCATAAATCCATGCCCTTAAGGGCTTCTCGTATTAATGGCGCTATTTCGTCCCACAGCTCAACGTTAACTAACGTTTTAATGCTGATGTTGGCCGCCTTATTATCAAACATTTCTACAATAAATAGTAAATCATCTGTTTCATTATCCACACACTCAAACCGTATTGGATACATTTTCATGCTCATTGTATACACCATTTTGATAATGTAGCTGGCCGCGAAATAGCCAGCTACGATAAAAAATATTAATAATAGTAAAAAAAAAAAAAAAAAAAAACGGCTCCGTTACATTAGTGCAAAATAATTCATCCGGGGTTCCAGCTAATCCATAGCTGACCGTAAAACCGGCCAGTTGGCAAGCTTTTGCGCCTTCGGAAATGACGTGTGGCGGAAAATTAGCAGGACTCCAACGACAGGTAGATGGCCAGCACCAGGCCAATGTTTTAGGCGGTTCAACTGGAACCGTACAAACGTCTGTTATTGTCGGCATTAACTGCCGTTGAAATAATAAACAATAGCCATAAAAAATATTTAGTCATGATGATGTCCTCCTGTTGATTGTTGCATATAAAGCATTTGCGATTGATCCTGAATTTGAACCGGCTTGGCATTAGCCACCAACCTTCACCCAGCCCCGGCGCGTCACCTGATACTGCGTTCCGTCCGCCATCGTCTTGATTTCGCCTTCGCCGTGCAGCTCCACCGTTACCGGCTGCTCGGCAAGATTCGCCAGTTCTTTCATTTGGCGCTGGCTCACTTCAGCCATGTCCTCGTACAAAAACGATTTGCCATCGGTAAACTCGGCCTGTCCAAGCATATTCTCCATGAATTCTTTGGCCAGCGGGTTTGGGGTGTTGTTAAAGCTAATGCTCATTTTCATGCTCCTGTGGTTATGCCGTGGCTAACACGGCGTTCTAGCGGGACTGTCCGCAAGCGGCCAGCCCCTAAACTTTGCCGTTATACGGCTTCAATGTATATTTCAATTGCTAATAATCCCATAAGCCCGCTCAACGGCGCGCGCCACTTGTACGGCCCAAAGCATATCTCCTATGCGCTGCACCGGGCCACATTCTCGCTCAATAATGGCGCGCAATTCATCCTTTGTCATTGGTGCTGGCATTGCTCCGTTGATAAGGTTAGCTAGTTCAGCCACGTCTCCGGAGCTCAATTGCTGGGATTCGGGCCTGCCCGTAATACGCTCAATCATGTCGCGGGCCTTCTGTTCTGCTGTCATAGTTTGTGCTCCCGTGCTAAAGTTAAAGTGCCTTACCTACATTAACAACCCTCGTTCGCTATTATTTCGGATGGTTTGATCCTGGAAGCACAAGTCTCCGACTGCTCTCGTGGCTTAACATATAGACTATCTTCAAACGTGCCTTTATGGTTACAGCAAAATATTCTAGCTTTTGGGTATAACTCCATTACCCTTTTTACTGCATCTACCATTTCGGGTGCTAAAACATGAATGTCTTTCGTGCATTTGTATGCTCTTTGGGGATCGCTTATTTGTAATTGCCAGTGGCTTATGTTGCTCATAAATGGCTTCCGTTACCTTATCCCTTTAAGGACAAGGTATAATTCGCAGATTCCAACGAGGGGCCATGCTATAAATATAAAACTTAACGGGAACAGATTATCCCTAAAAACCGATGTTGACTCCCTATTCGCTTCAAAAAACTCACTGCTATTATAGATACTAATCGCAGTAGTAAATCCTGCCCATAGATATATAAGTACCAAAATTATAAGCATCTTCTATCCTCTCTCGGTATTGCGTAGTGTTAGTTCGAGAACGGCGAGCGCGTTCCAGGCTACTTGGGCAGCGTGCAAGCACTGGCTATCTGAGTCTATCGGGCCTCCAATGTTTTCAGCTAACTGATGCCTGACCATCGCATCGCGATAGCGAGTAACGCCATCTGGTACGAATTGCCAGCCCCCACGACTGTATTTATTAGCGCCGAACGTACCCACCTCGGCAACGGCTAACAGCGCGTGCGAGAAATCGAACAGTACCCCGGCCAGCACTTTACCAGAATCTAATTTAGCTCCTGGATCATTCGCACTCCGCCCATTAGGATCCGCTTCGGTGCCAACGTTAGGCATCGGGGTGTTTAGACTTTTCATTATCATATTACTAACTCCTTGTCGTCGGGCTTTTACCCAGATTACTCGTTCAGAGATACAAGATAGTACCTTGGCAGATTCAGATATCATCAGTATTGTGCGTCTTAACTTCTGTTAATGTAAAACTCGCAAGGTAATCCCCTCCTCCTGGTTCGAACTCAAATACTCCGGAAGGCATGTTGAAATGCGCTCGTAAAATCGTCTCCAGGTCGTCTTCAGTTAGTTCGATTACCTGTTTGGTAGTTATCACCTTAGTACAGATTTTTTTCATAGGTTTCATATTTTGCGCAGCCTAAACAGCAAGGAAAATCGAGGAAAAAATATTGTTCGCCGACCGCTATCTTACAACCGCAACATCCACAAATAGCCGCAGATTTACTGACGAAGCCTAACGCGCTTCGTCTGCCCTTACCCCGGATAGAAATTTTAGCTTCTACCGGTGGGTTGTAAGCGGTATTGCCAACAGCGATTATTTTAAACGATTGGCGCATAACCGTTCTCTTCCAGAATTTCGCGGATCGCGCTCGCCTGAACTTTTTGGAGAGATTTACTCAATCCTTTGTGGAGGTTATACGCTACCAACCACATAAAATCTTCGTATTCTTTTATTCTTTCAGCATCAGTTTTCATAATTTTCCCGAAAAAACGCCCGGTGATTACAGCCGGGCTAGTTGCCTTCAGAGGAGTGGTAGACAATATCCCGGTCTGCCAGCGGTCAGAAATTTAGATATCGTCGTTTAGGTCTTCATCGTCTTCGAAAGACAAATCTTCCAAATTAGCCGCCGTAGCCGGAGCTGCGCCGCCAAAGGATTCACCTTTTTTAACATACTGGACGTTCACCAGAGTAGCACGGATTGCTTTACCGAAACTGTTATCTTGCGCCCAAACCTCGATTGTCCCGTTGACATAACAACCCGAATAAATCTTGCCATCACTGGCGGATAGCACGTCATTTTTACCGCCCCGGCCAACGACTAACGGAGCTCCGTTTTCTTGATTTCGCGTCGCTGTTACCGCCCAATTACCCGCGTATCCGCTATAGACTTTTGTATCGCCATCTACGAAAAAACATTTCCCGGATGTCACTAAAATTTGTTTTAAAATAGGGCCTGCTTTTGCGCCCCATTTATCATCCGCAACTTTTTTTATCGCAGCGTTAATCTGCTTGACCGCTGGGTTCTCAGGATCGATCAGAAATGTGCAGCGATACTGAAACGGCCCCTGCCCTTGAAATTGCACTGCTTCAAAAAGATCGGGGAAAGCGATTCTCGCGTCCCGTATTAAAATTTGTTCTGCCATTTTGTTCTCCAGTTAATTAAATAAAATCATATTCATCGGCCTTCGGGTTACTAACCGGAGGCTTATTTTTATTCAGCCTAGCGGCCTTAGCCAGCATCGCCGGTTCCGGGGATAAATCTACATCCGGTAGCAGGTCTTGTATTTTCACCTCCCGTAGCTTCTGTAGACCCTGTATATCCTCAGCATCCAAATCCGGTAACTCCGGCAGGTTAGCATAGGGGTTAATCGGCGGCCGTTTATCCGACATTGGTACTACAATCGTTTTGCCGGGTGCCCGGCCAATCAACGGTGTTAATTTCGCCCATAATTTAGGGCGTGTCTTGGACAAGAGCTTTTCGGCTACCGGCGCAGTTATAACGGTCTTCGAATACATTTCATCGACTTTTAACCGCATCGCCTTCATCATTTCTTCAGCTTCTTTTTTATCCTGCCATGCGCGGTTGCCTTCTCGCCCTGTTACTAATTTGAACTCTGAACTCTGTTCGCCTGCCATCAATTCCGCGTGAAATTTGGTAGCGATAGCGTCTTTCCAAGCATCGATACGTTCAAGAGCCTTATACGCTTTCTCCAGATCCGCGAATGACAGGCTGTTAATACGACCAGTGGCCGCTTCAACGGCTGTCTTCAGATCCGGTTCCTGCCCTATAACGGGCGCATCCAGATCATAAAGGCCATCCGCTGTTGCCGGAGTCAGAATAACGCTTAAGCTTTCCTCGGTTCTGGCCGAACAGAAGCCACCTGCTTTACACCATTTACAACCTTTTTCGCTCGGTTTTAGATACTTTTTGAACCAAGCGCGTTGAGCGGCATTAATTTCTTCCGAAGAAAGTAGATCCTTGAAAGATTCTGCTGTAGCGAGGGCTTCTTCTGAGCGAGTTATCGCGGCCTTACAGGTATCGATAAACCATTCCAAAATCGTCTGCCCATCACTGTTTTCAGTGGCTAAGTTCATCTCCCAAGAAGGAAAACTATTAATGCGCGGTTGCGCGATAATAAGCTCTATAGTTTCGAGGTTAGTCAAATCATAGAACTCATTTTCAAGCTCAAAGCATGTACCAATGGCATATAACATTAACTGCGGGTTTAGTTCGGCTTCTACGGGTGAATAACCGTACTTCAGGTCTATAATAGTAAGTTTCTTACCATCATCCGAGACTATGGCCGCGTCTGAGGTGCCGAAAGCGCCGGGGAGCCCTATGGCTTCCCCGAACTCAACTCGCCGCTCTACAAACAACTCACCGCCTTTTACGTTATCCAGCACAAGCTGAACGTATTTCGCTACTTCTTCAACCATTTCATGACTAACTTCCCAGCGACTACGTTCCGTAACGCCTTCGGGAAACGGTTCTGTTGTAAAGACTTGCCCATCCCGACCGCCAGGAACCTCCCAGCAAATTATTGTTTCACCCAGATAACTATTTATATCGTTACCTGTCGTTAAGACAACGGAGCCTAGATAGTGGGCTGCGCTGCCTTCATCGGCATACGGGCTGTATGACTCCTTCTGCCCTCGCTCCATTGTTATCTTGCCCGCACAGGACAACCAGCCCTCGGAACCGGAGGCGCTGTATCGATGGTGTTGGACAGTCGATGACATCCTAGACCTCTTCTTTAGCGGCTTCGGCTTCGGCTATCTTGGCATTAACTACTTTTATAACCCGCTCAAGATCTGCTGGCTTCAAGTCGGTTGACTTTGAAACCTTAGAGCCATCGGCTGTTTTAAATTGCCCAAGTAATTTGAGGACAGCTTCTTTGTCGGTCAGTTTGGCCAGTTGCAGCAATGACGGCATGATGTGAGCGCGAATATATGCCTCGTTGCGCTCGCCTTTAGGTAGCGCGGACGTGTCTTCTTCCTCGGCATCTTCGCCGTTAGCCATCGCTTCTTCGAGGACGGCATCCATATCTTCTTTCTGCTCGGCTTCCGGCGTTTTCGCTTTTGGCTTAACCGATTGCTGTTTAGCCGCTTCTGTTTTTGGTTTTTCTGCGGATGGCGGCGTTGAGGCTCTTACTTCTGCGGACGGCATTTTAAACCCTACCAAGGCGGCTGTCAGTGCTTTTATGGCGGTGGTTTGTTCTTGGATCACTTCTTCTAAGGACATTCTATTCTCCAGGTGAATTATCAAATTTTAAAGTCGGGTACTTCTTAAGCGGTTACATAGCGAAACCCTCCGTAATAGCATTAAAAAATTCAAAGTGTTTTTTCAAACTGACGAGAGATATTCTACGGGCTTATTTTTCTGCTGTCAAGTGCTATTTATTTCTTGGCAAGTATTTGTAATCGTGCTATCATTTGCTATGCTCTATTAAATTTGACTCCAAAAACGCTTATGCCACAAACATCAAAATGTAAATACCCCCCTGCCCATGCCCTTCGTAAGTGGCTAGAAGCGGCTCCCCCTGAAGCAAAACGGCTTCTGGCTGAACTCGGTAATGCGTCTAAGGATATGCGCCAGCAATGGGTGACGGGCCGCCGAGCGTTATCAGCGGCTAAAGCCGGTGATCTGGAAGCTGCTATGATCGAAATCAGCTCAGTTTGCATAGATGCCCCCGCGCCCCTCTATCGGGGTGATTTATGCGCAACCTGCGCCAAGTGTTCGTACTACCTGAAAGACAAAAACGAAATTTAACCGAGTTATACTATCGGAATTAGCTCCTGGCTTTATGCCGGGTTTTTTATCGAGTACCTAATAACAATAATCGTTTATGTCTTCTACCGTATTAAGACCCGATTTAAATCAGGCCCTTCGTTTTTTGAATACGCTAGATCCCAATGCCGAGGTACGCTCAATTTTTGAGGGTATTCCCGATGGGTTCACTTTCCAGACATTTTCAGATGTAAGGGATAAAAAAGATCCTGCTTTAACACGCATCCTTCATGGAAACTTATCCGCGTTATCGAAAGAGCTGTTAGCTCTTAATAAGAAACGCGCCGGTGTTTTTGTATCCATCAATGAAACAGATATGCGAGGACGGAAACTAGCCAACATCACTCGTGTCCGCGCTATATGGGTCGAAGATGACGGGGGACAAAATACCCGATTACCTATCGAGCCGCATCTTGTTACCGAAACAAGCCCCGGAAAATTTCATCACATAATCCTGGTTGACGGGGTATCCCCTACCGAACACGAACGCCTACAAGCGATACTGGTTTTATATTTTGGATCTGACCCTAATGCCAAAGATCTATCCAGAGTTTTGCGTGTTCCTGGGTTCTACCACTGTAAAGGTGAGCCGTTTCGCGTTTCGCTAATTCACGAATCGGGGGCCGCTCCGTTTACTGCTGAAGAATTACTTGTCGCATTCCCTCCTGCGAAATACCCTATTACAGAAAAACAACGCGCATTACCCGCCCCCGCAACTCCAGGATATGCCGAGAATACGGAAAGCGACTATATTCCGCTGACAGAATCGGATGCTGTTTCTGGTCGTTTACCGGACATTACACTAGAAAATGCCGAACAATATCTGCCCAAAGCGGGTGAGCAATCATACGCCCAATGGCGCGATGTTGGTATGATCCTGCATCATCAGTTTGATGGCTCCTACGAAGCGTTAGCGCTTTTTGACAAGTGGTCGCAGAATGTCCGAGAGTATCAAGGCTTTGAAGATGTCTCGAATGCCTGGATGGGGTTTGGACGACGGACGGACGGGCCTCGTATTACATTCCGCACACTGATACAGGCGCACCGGGAAACCCACCAGGAAGTAAAAAAGACCCAGGATGCCGAGGCTGCTGAGAAAGCTAGAGAGCTTTTAGCAAATTGCCAGGACTACATGACTTTAACCCGAGAGGTTGCCCCCGCGCTTTGGAAACTAGCGAAGGGTAATGTCGTTCTGGAAAAAGATTTCACACGCAGTCTGATTGCCCGATACGCGGAACTACGGGAAGGGGATACATTATCCATCGCAGAAGCGCGACGAGCGATGAAAATGCGGCACACTAACGCCGCCTCGACCAATGCGCCGGAAGCGGCGTTCGTCAACCCGGCTGCTCCAGCGTGGGCCGCTGATTGGGTCTGGGTATCATCGGATGAAATTTTTCTTAATACCGTTACCGGAGTCCGGTTAACGACGCGCGGGTTTAACGGGCATTTTGATTCTCGGTTGCCTCGTGGAGAGGATAGCCCAACTGCTGCGGCCACTTTTGTAAGAGATAATTATTTTGTGCCTAAAGTCATGTCTAAAAAGTACATGCCGTCATGTGCCAAGTTCTTTTTTGAAGCAGGCGTTTCTTGTGTCAATACGTATTCTGACCGTTTCCGTTGCGAGATACCGGAAGCTATCGATAGTTCGGAGGCGAAAAGAGCTTCCAAGTTAATTGAGAGACATATTGCCCTAGTTTGCGGCGGTTGGAATCGGGAAGCTCAATTGCTTTGTAATTTTCTCGCGGCGTGTATAGGGGCGCCACCTACTAAAATACGATGGGCTCTTCTATTACTCGGTGATGAAGGGGACGGCAAAAGTTTATTTTTCAAATTACTAATGCGAGCCTTGGGCGCCAATAATACGAAAGCGATTAAAGGATCTACTATCGCAAACAGCGCAAAAACTTCATTTAGCGGATGGGTAGAAGGGCATTGCTTAGGATTCATTGAAGAAATCAAATGGCACGGGCATAACCGACACGAAATTACTAACTCTATCAAGGATGTGTTGACAAACGATGCCATAGAATGCCATGAAAAGGGTAAAGAGACACGAACGGTGGCAAACACCGCTAATTACATATTGACCACGAATTACGAAGACGCTATCCCGCTAGGGGATAAAGATCGGCGCTATTTTGTTCTGAAATCAGCTTTTCCCCTTAAGGATTTACAGAATACAGAACCTGATTATTTTGACATCCTGCACGATGCCATCATATCCGATCAGTGCGGCGCTATGCTCCGTTGGATCTTGGATGTGCCAAAACACAAGGACTTCAACCCGAACGGACATGCGCCTAGGACGGATGCTAAAAACAATATCATCAGAGTATGCCGGGATGAATTATCCGATGTCGTTTCCGAGATTATTGAAGATGACGGAAATCCGCTATTTAGCCCAGAAGTCATCTGTTTTACCCCACTGTTTAATAGGCTAATGGCCCAATCAAATGGGGCCATTAAAGCAGATCAGGGCTACCGACTGACCTCGGCTCTGCTCCAGCTTGGGTATGTTAAATTGGATAGGGTACGTATACAGGGTGAGCGGCAATGCTTGTGGGCTAAGAAGGAAGCAGGGATAGTTCCCGTTATCGAAGACGCAAAGCGCGTAGTATTGAATAAGCTAGATGTGTATAACGCTAAAGAAGGTTTAATATGAAAATTAATATCTCAGTAGAAGTCCCCGATAATTGGAAAGATAGATTCGATATGCAACCTTATATTGAAGCAGAGATTAAGGCGGATAGATGGTCTTGGAACTATATAAAATCTGAAAATAGTGCCCCTATAGAAGAAGTTCGGCTATGGTTTGCAAGAGGTAAATACACGCTTTTAGACATTATCCATGTCCAAAATATCAACGGGGGATTATATATCCATTGCAAGAAGCCGAATACAATAAATGCACTATCGGAAGAAGTTAAAAACGATAGCTAACGAATAGCTAAGCTGTGCTAAGCAATAGCAGCGATTTCTTGCATACTCGGCTAACTGTTTGTTAGATATTTACTTTTCGGCAACGTAAGCAACTCTCCCGCAATGCGGGCAAATAATTTTATTAATTGCCGAATCCCAATCACTTACTGACCACCATTTTTTACATTGCCAACAGTTAAAATGATACAGTTTTTCGATGGAATATTCGTGCAGCTTAATTCCGGTCATTAAGTGTGTTTACGGTGTGATATACGCGGTATGTAGTACCTAACTGGTTATACCCCACACTTCAATTTATCTCGTTATCCGTAATCCCTAATAGCGTTGCTAAATCTGCCATTAGTCTAGCTTTAAGAATTTGTTTGTACTCGAAGCCTTTTAATATTTTCCCGTCCGCTCGTTTCTCGACAGCACCGCGAACTTTAGATAAATTTGATTCGTGGACTAAATTCCAAGCCGTTTGCGCACCTACAACGCCTAAAGCGCTTATCAGATACCCTGCTGCAACCACGATGACATCTACCGCTTCTTTTATAGTTTCGGGCGTAGCGAAATCAGGCTCATCAACGGTTTCGGTATCCGCCAGTAGAAATTCAGTGGCCTCTTCCTCGATCAGTTTGGTATAAAGGGTAACTTGTTCTGCATTGCCCGGAATTATCGTTTGATTTCCTGCGGACATAAAATCCGCTTGGTCTTTGAAAATACTCATTTTTTCTCCTATTGCAGAGGGAATCGGATTGTATGTGTTTCGCTTTCTAACGCTTCTATACGCTCTTCTAGTTGCATTATCCTTTCAGAAGCCTTTACAAGTACCAAAGATAGCTCGTGTAAAGTTTCAACGGTTTCTTTCAGCAGCGCGTTATTATCTTCAGAACTCATCACACGCCTCGCCTACGTTGTTGCAACTCTTCAAGTTGTTTTTTCATGTCGTTAAGCGCGGCTTGGTAGCCGCGTTTATAGGCTAAATCGGCTTCGTGATCCGCGTCGGATACCGGATCGCGCGGTACGCCGTCTTCATCCCTGATTAAGCCCCTAGCTCTTAAGTTGGCGTTTATAGAGGCTTCCAGTTTTTCCTGAAGGGTGGGCGCATACTTTCCCTCCATGTATTTCCAAGACTCGCTCATGGCTTATTCCCCTTTCCTGTTGTGTAAAAAATAATCACAATACGCTTTGTGCAAATTTCGTTGTAGTTTCCGCTCACGCTTCGCTTTGGCGCGATCCAAAGCGCCCTGGTGATCATGTGCGTTAGCGGAAAGCGTATCATGTACGGTAGGCTCACTAGGGAAGTCTCCCGAAGGTACGCCCCCTAACATAGCCATTGCAGCCGCCAGTTGTGCGCCTCTACCAAATCTCCTTTTTCGAAATCCTTCTGCGGCATAAACTTCCAAAGGTACTCTACGGCTGGTAAGCTCTGGCTCTTCGTCCTCTGCGGTTTCGGCTAGAACATCTATGTTATTTTCTGTTATATATGCCACTGTGCGTGCTTCTATTTCAGCCATGTCCACTTTGATTAAAACCTTGGGCAATGTTGTCATTGTCTCTCCAGTTGTCCTAAATGTTAGGAGCTAATGGTTTAACCCATTAGCCCCTATCTGTCAAATTAACCCAACGCTTCTAGCTCTTTCAACAGTTCTTCGGTCGATTTAGCAAGTAACCCTTCGTCCTGTTTTTTCGCCAGGACTTCCAGGATACGGGCTTTTTGTGTTGCTTTTTCCGCTTGGTTTCGCGCCGCTTCTTGCGCGGCCAGTTTAGTGTCAATGACGTGCTTTACGATGTCAAATTTCAATTTAGTCGTTTCGTTAGCTGCGGTTACTGGTTTAATAAAGCTGACTTCAGATTCTTCCAGGGCTTTATGCAGCGCCCGCGCTAAAACATCCAAGGCCGCGAGTTTCAAATCCCAAAGGTCTTCGGTCGCCAGTACCCCTTGAGAAGTTGAGAAACGTAATTTCAATTTTGCTGCTTTTTCGAACATGGTTTTCTCCAGTTTTTTAAAAATTAACTTTAATAACACGAGTTGTTTTGCCAAATACTTTCATCGTAACGCTATGGCGCTGCGTTGATGAGAAGCCCAGACCGGATAATTGCTGGTCTGAATCCTCTACTTTCATTTTACTACCGAGTAATTCAAACACCCGTTTATGAACCAGCAATTCAGGTTTTAAATACTCGTTAAAGATTCCGCGCGGGGAATCGGGATTAGTAGCACCGTCCAAGATAAAGAACGTGTGTCGGTTGCCTTTAGCGTTGCCTTCCCAGTGATTCGGTGAGTTCAACACCATAGATACCGGTTGGAAGCGGTTAGTAAATAGTCCCCAGATTTCTTTAGACGGCGCTTGTTTGCTACCAACGTGTTTAACCACTTCCGTAATGCCGCGCTCTTTGGAGTAGTGGATATCCACCGCCCTAACGCGTTCGTTGTCCTTAACCGGCGTGTCTTGACCGAGTAATAAGGTTTCGCCACGGCATTCGATCTCCAGATTAAAGCCCACATCAATGTTTTCACGTTTCTTATAGTTGTGTACTACTACGGTATAAACGCCATCCCGCATTTTGCTTTTATCTTTGAAAACGATGTTTTCCACCGCTTCGCGAGATTGTGGGCCACCAGCATTCATATCGACATCCAAGAAACCGCCAGATATGTGAGATACCTTAGCGCGGTACATAATGGTATTGCCGGACGGTTCAACCACGCTTAAATCCAAGTCGTCGCCGTTGAACCACTCCAAGGAAATGCGAAGTTCCCCTTCCACCGATCCGCCTGCCGCTTTCACGCGCTCTTTTACAGAATCTGATAAGCCGTCCTGGTAAGCCCATGAGATGCCGTTATCCCATTGGAATATATGCGGCGCCTCTTCGTAAACTGGCGCTACTAAGCTCATGAAGTTACTAGCGTGCTGCCGTTCGAGTAATACTTCCAAGCGCGTTGCGGTCGGCAACACGTTGGTTAAGAACGTGTCGATTGGTACTTCTTCAACCCGGGAGAACTCTTTAGGGGATACCGGAACTTCTGCTTTCAACTCGGCAAAAGCGTCAAATACAGGCATTCCGACGGCGCGATTAACAAATAATACCTTGCTCACGGGAATGTCCGTTGCCATTGCGTGTCGGCGATATAGCGATTGCTCTAGCCCCAGGGTTTTGATTTCTTTTTCCGCGCTTTCGATCATGCTCTTTGTCACCAACGCGGTAGGGCGTTTGTAATTACTTGGCGCTACTTTAGCTTCGTAAGAACGCACGGCGCGATCCAGCTCAATGCCATTGGATAAGTCATCGAGTAACGTGCCAATTACCGAATTGCGGATGTTTAAACCTTTGTTGTAGTTTTCAAGGGCGTATAGCGTTCGTTCTACGGGATTTTTTAATTTCGCGTATTCCTTCTTAGCGTATCGAAATTTAACCAATGCGTTTTTGAACTCAGCGCCACGGTATAAACTGTTTTGTTCAATCAGCTCTAGCACTGTTTCAACAGCATCCAGGGTCAACTCACTTAACGCCCGTAGCGTCGTGTCTACTGCGGCCGTAAATAGCCCGTTAACGCTTGCTGTACTCTTGCCTGACTTATTGACTTTGTTGTCTGGTAACACTAAACAGAAATGATCGTAACGAATAAACGATTCGGGGCCGGTTACTTTTAAATTATGATCCGTCCCCACGGTTTTAATATCAAAACGCAATAGTCGGTTTATGCCTGCGCCGTGTACCGCGTCGAGTACGAGTTTGTTCAACACCTTTGGCACTTCCGTGTAGGGATAGCTCACTTCGAAGTCCCATAACGTTTCTACCTTGCCGTTCACGATAGCCACTGCCCCGCCAATATCTCGTAGGAAATGACGGCAGCAAGAACAATTGTGTTCTTGGTGAACTTCTTCAGGAAGAGCTGCTAAGTAAGCATCGTTGATCGTGTTGCGATCTAAATCGACCAGAAACATTTCGTGCTGCGCCAGTTCGTTGAACCGAACTCTTACACGAGTTTTTATTTCGCTAAATTCAGACATGGTTTTTTCTCCAGGTTTTAAAAAGTTAAACGCCGGTTGAGCCTAGGCGTAAGTCTTTTGTTCTTTTTCCAAAAATTCTTGGCAATCGAGACACCGAACTACCCATTTCAGTTCGGCCCGCGCTTTAGGAGTTACTTCTTCACCGCAGTCAAGGCAGTATTTTATGCCACATTCGATATGTGGGGCTTCGATACTACTAGAACGGCGGTGTTCGTGTAGGGCCCTAGCGTTATCAAAAATTTCCTGTTCCGAACTAAAGTCCGCATCGTCACTCATTTATATCCTCTTAACTTAAAGTAATATTTGGTCAATCTTACTGTACCCCATACCCGTATACGGCTTCTTCTAGCAATAAGGGTCGCAGCAATGCCCGTCCAAATCACGCGCTTCAAATTCAGCAATAATTTCTTCGTCGGTTAAAACTGCGAGTAATTGTTCTGTTGTGAAAATATCTTTTGGATTAACGGAATGCTTACAGCACAGATGCTTAATTGTTTTACAGACAACTTCAGGCTTATGATGACTAAACAAGCTTTCAAAAAAGCCTTGCGCTAAATGATTTAACATGATTTTCTCTCCCCCAGAAAGTTCGGTTGATGTGTTCGGTTAATCGTGATTATCCGACGTACATAACGCTTGTCGGTCGGGGGCCGCGAACGCTGAGCACGGGTTACTCTCTGAAGCAAAGATGCAAATAGCCGAAATCACTAAAACCATAGCGACTATAGTCAAAGCAAAACCTTCCAGGATTTTAAAATAATCACGCATTATTATCTCTCCCGTTATCTGATCTAATTCTTGCTATAAGATACGCCAAAGCTACCAAATTAAAAAAAGCGCTGATAAGCGCTGTCGTCATTTTTAAAATTTTCATTCTTATTGTCCTTAAAAAATTCGAATAATTATACTAGAAAACGATCAATTAAGCTAGTAACTTAGGCCTTACAGGACTGATCGTTTTCCGGTATCCTGGTTATCTGTATATCCTCGCTGTTAAGTCAATCCCGCTTTTCGTTAATACCTGATGGCCTGTTGCGAAATAAAGTCGTATAGACCCGCAATCTGCATTTAAGATTCGAGTAGTCATGACGGTACGTTGGTTTTTTACAATTCTTACTTTCATTTTGGATGATCCTCTTTAGTTAGGGTGTTCGGATTTTAGGTTAATCGTTTTATTTTCATTAGCTGCTGAATGCCGTTTTCGATGCGCGAATGCGAAACAGCCGTGTAGACTTCGCATGAAAAAGTTCTAGTCCGCAATAGCTTGTGTCGCCTATTTTTCGGCTTTGTAGTAGCGTGGTATAGGATTATCCTTTCAGCTTCTGAATTTACGTCTATGTAAATATGCTCTAATGGTTGTAGAGTTATCAGTAGTTTTGTTATAGGGCTCATCAGGGTGCCTTTAGTTGTGCCGTTCAGATTTAATCTGAACTACGTGTAACCATATTTTTTATTGTTTTTTGGGGTGCGCTTTCTTTTTGCACTAAGGTAAATACAATTAGTGTTTCTACCGCGATAACAAAAGATAAAAACGCAACCGCGCTCAGCGACCGTATCATAAATTTCTGATAGCTTTTCTCCAGGGCTTTGCGTTGGAACCTGGACTCGACTAGAAGTCTATTGAACGCTTCTGATTTAAGCCGTTCAGCCTCTTCTTGGCGAAGTTGAGCTTTACCGATTATCTGGTTATGGCTTAGCGTGTAGTTTCCTATTTTCATTTTACGTAATCCTCTTTAAGTTAGTTGTTTGGGTTTATATTATTTATCCATTACTTCTTCTAAATCTATCGTTTCAAAATCTGTAGCATTTTCTGTGGTTACGTTGAAAACAGTAGCTGTGCTGAAAACGTCTCGCTGTATTCTCAAAGCTTCCTCTGCTGCTTCACGCGGTGATGTTGCTAAAATGTCGATATGCCAAGAAACTAGGTATTCTTTCATTTTCTTAATCCTTTTTGATGCTAGATGTCTAAATTTGCGAATTGTAAAGCCGTCCCTGGCGCTATATCTACCGATTAGTTCCAGATATATGCGTCCGATATATCCCAATCGCCTGTGTTTTTTATTTTAACGTCTATAAAATCGAATCTATCCAAGCGTGTAATGTTTGCGTCAGGGCTGAGGAATGCACCTTCGTTGTCGGAGTCATCCAGAAAATAGAAGTCTGTTGTAAGACCTGTTTGGGTTTTATTTTGATGTTGTACCTTCATGACTTTATTCCTTTTGGTTAGATTAAAATTAACGTTTCTACACCGCGCTACACTTACAAGAACATGTGTAGATTTTTTATATTCTTTACTGTTTGTTTACTGATCATGGAAAAACATAGTCCTTCATCCCGAAATAATGAGTCTAAAATTGCCCATGTTAAGAAGTGATCTCCTTCACTTAGCCACTCTTCAGGTATAGCCCCACTCTTGAACGCTTTATCTATTTTATCTAGCGCCACGCTATATAGCCGCGCCATTTTCGCATTCATCTGTAGGATAACTTCCTGCTGTTTTTGCTCAGTGTTTAATTTGTCTGGGTACATTGTTAATCCTCTATGCTGTGTAGTTTTATGAATGTCTGTTTGCTAAAATATAATTGATTCGGTCAATCGGCTTATCGTCACATAAGTCTATTACTATTGCGTTGCCTTCATCGCGCTCGTTATTTAGTTCTATAGTATGTAAAATGGCATCATTGAGGTCATGGAAAAAGGCTATCGTTTCGTTTTCCGCTTTTTTGTAAACTAGCCAGCGATACCACATTATCTAATCCTCTTGTTTAGTTAGTTTTTTGAACGTCAGCTTATCAAAATAAACGCTAGTTTTTAGGCCATGCTTTACGGGTCGTTTGCGGTATAGTTCCCAACATTCGACGCCGTTGTTTATCCCTGCGTGTCTAACTCCGTAATTTTGCATGGTATCCCCAGCGAATTTCATATTCTCACGGCAGAAAAAATGCCCATCTGGATTGTAGGCTAGATATTTTTCTTTTAGCTTATAGGGTGTCATTTGGCACCTTTCAGCACTTTCAATCCGTGTATATGTACCGCTTGAAGGGTTGATACCAGTGTAAGTTCTTGTTCCGATAAGGTATCTAGCCGTTCCCTAAACATTTTGTCGATGTCTGGGTATAGGTCATGCCTATCTTTAATCCAGGCGTACGTGGTTTCTAATTCGCGCATTTCTTTACGCAATCTCAGGCGGTCGGCTTCGAGGCCATTGTAGAACTTTAGGTTTTCTAATGTTGATAGGCGCTCTTCGCACGCTGCTTTATCGATTTTAGATATAAAATCGCGTGATCGTATAATGAGTTCCCTATTTTCTTCACAAATAAAAAACCCACCATAACGATCCTCGTTTATAACCGCGAGTATTGCCCTGAGTAGATTTTCTGTATTTTCTTCGCTGTTATCCGTTGCCATGTTCATGATATTCAATCCTCTTTAAGTTAGTTGTTTGGGTTTATATTATTCATCCATTAGCGGCTATCCAAATTATCCGCGTTAGGTTTTCTGTATGATTTTCTAATTGCCTTTTTATCTTCGGCACGGCAGTGAGTATTTTAGTTTAGATTCGAATTACCGCCATTCCTCAATAAGCCAAGGGCTGCACGATAGTTCCTTAACTCCTCGCAAAATATCACGCTTTCTTTCTAACGTTTCTTCTATACTGCCTTT